CCAGGAACTTATGGACAGGGAGCAATGAAGGGTAAGAAAAATCTTTTAGATTTCGCGACACAATCTTTCACAACTGGAGCTTTTGATTCTGTTTCTGGTGGGGCTGGATTCGCCTCTGTTGCGCTAGAGCCTCAAAGTGCAGCTCTTACAATGTTTGGCCGTAGGAACAGCCCACAGTTTGCACAAGAGCAAGCTAGTAAAAAATCAGCATTTGGATTGTATGTCCAACAGGTAAACAAAGAAAAGCAAATGCGAGAGCAAGAGAAGCAAGCTAACAAAGCTTTGCTAGGTTCTATAGCATCCTTCGCTATATCCTTTGGTTTGAATGAAATGTTTAGTGGTGGTAAAACAGCAGACTTATCTAATACAGGGGGCGGTTCACCAAATTTAGGGTCACATGGTAGGAGCGCGGCAGCTCGCCCTGTTAATAGTGATCTTAATTTAGCGTTTAATCCAGATGGTAAACCTACTATGCTGCCTATGCATGGCACAATGCCCCGAAGAGCTACAGGAGGATCTATACCTTATGCAGCGGGAGTAGATACTGTTCCTGCTATGTTGTCAGGAGGAGAGTTTGTGATGAACGCAGCAGCGACCCAAAAGATAGGTAGAGGAGCTTTATCCTCTATGAATTCTGGTGGTGGTGCTGGAGATGGAGGAGCTGTTATAAATAAGCTTGATGAATTAATTTCTGTTTCTGACAATCAAGGAGAAACTGTAATTAACATCACTGTAAATTCAGATGGAACATCTAGTGAAAATGGAAACGCAGATGAAGAAAATACAAATCTTGCAGGAAGAATAAGAGATGTTGTCAAACAAGTTATTGATGATGAAAAGAGACTAGGAGGATCTTTAAGACAAGCTAAAGCATAATGTATGACACAACTTTAAATTACGATTGTCACTTCTTTATATCAGGAGCGGATGGAAGCCCTAGTGCAAGGGAGCTTTCTGGGGTAGAAAGTCTTGATATAGGTTATTCAAATAGCAGTAACGTTTTAGCTCCTTTAGGGTCTACCCGTGGATTAACGGCAGTTGGAGGAGCTACAAGTCAAACTGTTTCTTTTTCTAGAAATTTAATTTATCAAGATCCTATTTTAGATTTTAGGGGAGAGTCTGAAGTAATGAAGGGGAGTTTTAATTATAATAATAATGCTTCTTATGGATTTAATAGTGGATATTTATCCTCTTATTCTGTGAATTGTGCTGTAGGCGCTATACCTAAAGTTAACGCATCCTTTATTGTTTATGATGAAATGAGGAGTGGAGTTAATGCTACTGGGACAGCTAACACTTCTATATATATACCAAGCCAAGGATCTATAACTGCTACTTGTGATAATAGTTTTAGTAATCGTGTGATTGGTTTTGATTATTCATTAACTATAAATAAAAAACCATACTACACAATTGGATCTGAAACGCCAACAGAAGTAAAACATATAAGCCCTATCCAGTATTCAGCTTCTGTGCAAATGGAAGTGGATGATATATTCATGCAAAGTGGGTTTGATTTTTTAAATGATAGAGAAAATAAAAATGTTTCTTTTACTATAAAAGGAAAAAACGGGTCAACAATACAAACTTTGGGAATTCCAAACGCTTCACTTGTTTCAGAACAATTGACATCTAGTTCTGATGGAGCAGTTCGTTTAACACTTAACTATATAGGACACGAATAATGAGTGAAAGTTTATTTTATAATAGAGACAATAATATCTCTGGAATTGCCGTTCCTTCTACGATTGGTGCTCTAGGTCTTACTCCTGTTTATGGATCACAAGTTGACTTCGAAGCTAATAATCATAGTTATGCGACTGATGATTTTTATTATAATTTAGTTCCTTATTCAGTAAATAGTTTAACTGCTAAATTCAATGTAAGATATGATGTAAATGAAACTAATGCTCAAAAATTAGCTGTATTTTTTGAAAATCAATCGGGTGTAGAAGATATCCCTTTCACCCCTGATTCTTCAAATATATACAAAACGGTGACAGGTTTTTGCAATAATTATGCTATTAATTTTATTAACAATCAACACTATGAAGTAGCATCGACCATAAGTGTAGATCACGCGCCGACTTTATTAAAGTGGTCAGGTATGGGTTGTTTTGCCAACTTGGATTTTAACGGTTGGACACCTAGTTCAAGTTATAAAGAATATAACGTTATATATTCAGGAATAAATCAAAATAAATTAGATAATTTTTATTATTGCACTGGAGATCATACTTCTACTGAAACAAATAGTCCTACAGGAACAGGTTCGATGTGGAGTCAAAATTTCTTTTTTGAACCAGACATTGGGACACAAAATAATGTAGTAATAAAAGCAGATGTTCTTGAGTATAAGAATTCTTTTAGACAAAGAATAAAAACAAATGACAACATCTCTACTTTTAATATTAATTATACTTTTAGTAATATTTCTGATTCCCAAACCAAAAGCATGATTCACTTTTTAGAAAACAAAGGTGGCTACAGAAGATTTGAACACCAAATACCTTCTGTTTACAACAGACCGAAAGTTTACTATTGTCCTAAATGGACTCACACTTGGAATTATGTCAATTCTAATACATTGACTGTAGAGTTTGTAGAAGACCCTTTGGGTGTAATTCCAACAGGAACATAAAATGAGTAGAGGAGTATCAATAAAAAGCCCGAACGCTTCTGTGTTTGTACAGAACGGACAATCTTTTTCTGAATCTAATTTAGACATTGTTTTGTATAAACTGGTTCAGAATTTTAGTTATTCCGTCAGTTTACCTAGACAAGAATTAAAACAATTAGGCTCTCAAGATTTATCTCTAAAAGAGATGACACAACAGCCTGATGTACAGTTAAATTTCACTTATATACCAGAGCCTTCTTTTGATAATGAGGCTTTTGGTAACTTTAAAAGTGCTCAATTAGGTTTAGCATATGTAAATATGTTTTCGGGTGTTTCTGAAAGAGCAACAAACTTTTATGTAGTCAACACTCCTGAAACTGGGAATACTGATGCTTTTGATTCTGTTAAATTTAATGAAGATCCTTTCGACTTAACAGGATTTGATTGTATGGCTTTCGGAAATTGTTTTCCTGTTTCTTATAGCTTGTCTTATGGAATAGGGACATTGCCTTCTGTTTCGACTAGTTATATTTGTTCTAATATGGTTTTTGAACATCTAACAGGGACTTCTATGGAAATGCCCTCTATTAATTTAACTGGAGGAAATAACGATAATGTCGGAAGATGTTTATTTCAAATTGATCCGCAAACAAACAACGATAGAAATCCCCCGATAATTAATCCTACAGATCCTCAAAGCAGCGTTACTTTGCAAAATTTACAAGTAGGAGGACAACGTTTATCTGGGATACACCTTATACAAGCTATAGACATGCAAGTCTCAATGTCTAGAGTTTCATCATATGGATTAGGAAATGATTTTGCTTATAACAGAAAAGCTCAATTACCAGCCCAAGGGACTTTTTCAGTTTCTTCTTTAGTCTCTGGGTTTGATGAGGGCTTTATAACAGGTGTTTTAAGTAATGACAAAAAATATGACTTTGAGTTAGTATTGGCTTCAGGAGATAAAAAAATGATATATGGAATACAAGAAGCTAAACTAGACTCTTATAATTATGGAATGCCCATAAATGATAAAATGACTTTTGACGCAAGTTTTAGTTTTACAGTTACAGAAGAGAAGGGATTAAGGTTTAGTGGAAGCGCTTATTAATCGTAATCGATTTTAATATTCTTACTTTCGTATCCTTTTTCTTTAATCCTGTTTGGATGTTCTGCGCCTTTACGTTCTTTTTTGTAATTGTCGTAGAACTTCTCCTTTACTGGATCTAATCCCCCAGATTTCTCTGCTCTCTTTGCACTCAATTCAGCAGACAAGTCCATCATATCGCCTATAGTGCCTTTTTTGTTGTGAGTAGCGTCGATGTATTGTTGATTATTAAAAGGGTCTATAGAGCTATCTATAGAAGCGTGGGGGATGGTCCAAACCCTCCCCCACTCTACACCAAATTCGTCTATATATATGTGTTCATCATTCATCCGTTGAAACACCTCACGGTGTTCATCTGTATCAGGATGTTTATAAACATAAATAGCCATTATTTAATATCTATTTTTTTTGCCTCCGCAATTGCCTTTTTGGGGAGAGTTATTTTTAAAAGACCATTCTTCAACGAGGCAGAGATATGGTCTTCTGCTACTAAGTCATAAAGAAATAATTGATATGACTTTTTCCTACCTTCAGTTTTAGCGTCTACTGTTAAAATATTATCTGTCACTTTGATATCTACATCTTTTTTGCAGAACCCAGCTAATTCGAATTCTGCGGCATAAACGTCTCCAGACTCTTTGACTGGGTGAGTTTTAGTTGTTTTGTTAATATCGTTAAGAATGTTGTTAATTAATGTATTCATACTTATTTATTTAACATTTATCATGCCATTCTATTTTTCGCTAAAAACAAGGGATAAAATAGCTTCAGTAGTTTTCTTGTACGTCATATTGTCCCCCATTTTGACACCCTCTGTGTTAACCTGTCCTACTTTAGATTCAGCTTTTTCCATAGCGGAGACAGCTTCATCTTCAGACCATGTATAAAAAACACCATTGTTGAAATCATTTTGTTTAGTAAAAAATACTCCGTCTTCACACGGTGTTGTCCCAGATGATTCAATCAAGATTGAGTTTTCTTCAGTAGCCCAATCTTTGTGAGATGTTTCATTTAAAACCACACTCCACTTACCTAAACAAGTAGCATTGAAAGCTGGTATGTTCCAACCTTCTCCTCCAGATAAACCTGTGAGGTCAATATCTATAGCATTTAAAAACTCATTTACTTCAGAATTCTTAGCTAATCTTGGAATGATGTTTAGGTTGTTGTAGTTTACCCCTTGTGTGACATCATTCCAAACTCCTTGCATTTGTTCTTGATTCAAAAAGGGATTGTTTACACAACAGGAAAGTTGATACTTGGGATCGTTACCATACTTTTTTAACCAAGTTTGTATGATCTTTTTAGTATGTTTTCTGTTCTCATATTTACCCATGAGACCAAAATGTATGACATCTTTTAGATATTCTCTCCCAGTGATATGAAAATCTTCATCAAAACCAAGAGGGATAAACTTAGTATTTGCAAGACCTTTTTCTTTAAAAAGATTTTCGGCATATTTAGAAGAAAAGATAACAGTGTCTTGAAGACCAGCTATCTTGGTTTCTAATTCTGTAGGTTCGCTACATTCATAAAATGAAAACAAATGTTGATCTTTAGTCTTTCTGTTTTCAGAACCATTTAAATGCCATAATTTAAAGGTGGGTGTTAATTTTGAAATTAATCTCCATCTGTTGTTTACAGCATCTTCAATATATTTTTTAAGATCGTCATTTATATCAAAAGCAGATAAATCTGGGTCACCTGTTGGAAAGATGCCCAGATTTACGTCTAGCTTATGAAGCTCTCTGATAATGTTAAAACTAACATTACCAAAGCTCAAACTATTTAAGGGAGCTTCTAATATTAAGTTCATTAAAATGGAACATCGTCACCTTGAACATCACTTGAGCTACCGTTTCCGTCTCCGTCTCCCTCGGACTTTTTAGAACTCAAAAACTGAAGATCTTTTCCACGAACAAAGTATTTACTGAATTTTTTACCATCCTTTTCCCAAGATGACATACAGAGTTCTCCATTCACAATAAACTCTCTACCTTTTGACAAGTATTTTTCAGCAATCTCTGCTGTCTTGTCCCAATATTCAACATCTACGAAACACTTAGTTTTCGCATTCGATGTAGAGATGCCAGCTCTTAGGCTGACTACTTTTTTACCATTGTTGGTGGTTCTTACTTCTGGGTCTTTAACCAGATATGCTGCGGCTGTAATAGAATTATACATAATTTGCTTCTTTTTTTACTTTGTTAATAAATTTATTGTGGATGTTAATACATCCTTGGATGCTTAAATCAAGCTTTTCTGCTATAGACCTCCAAGGAGTGAGTTTATTATTAGTCGATCCATAACGCATGTCAACTATTTTTTTAACTCTTTCGTCCTCTTCGCTTTCCAAACATCTTTCGAAGACATCTAAAGCTTCTTCTTTATCGATCTCTTCAATGAAGGAATCACAACTAGGCTCTATGTAACTGTTCTCATCGTCAATGAAATATTCCCTATTTTTTTTCTTTTTGTTCAATGCGTTAAGGCATTTCCACTTAGTTTGGTTTGCTAAGTGAGTAGAGAATTTAGTATTCCTAGAGGGATCGTAGTTCAAAGCAGAATCGTAGATTGTAATTTCTTTATCCTCGACAATTAAATTTTTGTCCAAGACACATTGAGGACTCGACATAAAATGATTCACCATCGTGTGAAATATCCCAGAATGTCGATCTACCAAAGCTATTAGACTT